CGCGACTTCGAAAAAAAGCGAGCGAAGCCGCGAAAATGGCGCAAATACGCCGTTCACGCTCGACCACTTCCGCAAGTGGGCCCGCACGCTCATTTTGGACAATGGCAAGGGCTTTGAGCTTGAGCCGTTCCAGGAGGCATTCCTCGAGGACGTGTTCGCGGGCTATCCGGAGTGCTGGCTCATCATCCCCGAAGGCAACGGGAAGACTTCGCTCTTGGCTGCGCTCGCCCTCTACCACTGCGAGAACCGCGCCCGCGCCTCGGTAACCGTTGCGGCTGCATCGGTACAGCAGACGCGGACGCTCTACCGTCAAGCGGAAGGCTTCATTCTCGATTCACCCGAGCTGGCCGACACCTTCGAGGCATTTTCGGGCTTTATCGAGATTCGCTGCGCTATGTCCCGCGGCCTTATCAAAATCTGGGCGGCGGATGATCGAACCGCCGATGGCACGATCCCGACGCTTGCGCTCATCGAAGAGGGCCACCGCCACAAGGATTTGGCGCTCTACCGCCTCTGGCGGGGCAAATTGGACAAGCGCAGCGACGGAATCAACCAGATCGTGCTCATCTCCACCGCCGGCGACCCCTTCGGGGAGTTCGAGGAGAAGCGCACGGAGATGCGGCAACTCGCCGAGAGGGTGGAGCGGCACGAGACCTTCGGCCGCTACGTCGGGCCCAATGGGTCATACGTGTTGCATGAATGGGCGGTGCCGGAAGACGGGGATACCGAGGATCTCGAGTTGGTCACGAAGGCCAACCCGCTGCTGACGATCGCGCAAATCAAGGCCAAGCGGGCGTCTCCGGTCTGGAATCAGCAGCACTGGAACCGAATGGTCTGCGGCAAGGCAACACGCTCGTCCGACGTTGCCATCACCGAGGAGGAATGGCAGAAGGCCCAGACCGCAGAGCGCATTCCCTCCGGTGTTCCGATCTGGCTGGGCGTCGACATCGGCTGGAAAACAGACACCACCGCGCTTGTGCCGCTCTGGGCAAAGTCGAAGGACTTCCGTCTTCTGGGGCCAGCCACCGTGCTCGCCGCACCGAACGACGGCATGTCGCTGCACCCGAACGCCATCAAGCAAGCCGTCCGCGAGATTCACAAGGCGAACCCGATCGCGCTGGTGGTCATCGACGACTTCGGCGCCAGAGATATCGCCGCATGGATCGCGGAGGAGTTCAAGGTTCCTGTCCGCAACCACTCCCAGGAGCGCACTCAGGCCGCGACGGACTACGAGCATTTCATGGAGGCGCTGCGCAACGGTCACCTCAAGCACACCGGGGACAAGGCGCTGACGCGCCACGCGATGAGCACTCGCGGTGTGTTGCTGCCATCCGGCAAGGTCTACTTCGACAAGCTGAACCGTTCAGAGCGAGGTGAGAAGCGCGTGTATCCGAACGATGCCTTGATTGCTGCGGCGATGGTCCATAGCGAGTACATCGGACCCGGTGAGAAGAAGACGATGCGCTGGGGGGCGGCATGACCTTCGGGCAGTTCTTCCGCGGGACGATCCGGGCGCTCACCCAGATGGTGTTCGGCCGCTGGCCACGGAGCCGCGCCTTCTTTGGCTCCCTTCCCGACGAGCGCAACTATGCCGGCATCGTCGGCGACGGCCGTGGCTCGGCGCTGCTCATGTCGTGCGTCTCGTGGGTGGTCAACGCCTTCACCCAGATGCGGCCGATGGTGGTGCAAATCGCCGACGAGGACGAGCTCTCGGCGGAGCAGGTTGTGGGTCATGAGATGACACGGCTCTTCCGCCGCCCGACCTTCGACCCAGTGCTCGGCCGGTCTTACTACACCTGGATGACGATGATCGCTGGGGTCCTCGTGTCATTCATCGTCGACGGCAACGGCTATTTGCTCAAAGTTCGCGGCGCCGGCGGTTCTGGAAGGCCGGTGCAGCTCTGGTATCGGCCGCATTCGATGATGGAGCCGATCGGCGACCCCGATCAGCCCACGACGTTCATCGCCTACTACGACTACTGCCCGGATGGCACGAACCACTACCCGATCCGCGTCGAGGATGTGATTCATCTGCGCGACGGTCTGGACCCCGACAACCCGCGCAAGGGGCTCTCCAAGGTCAAGACGCTGCTGCGCGAGATCTACACCGACGAAGAGGCGGCTCGCTGGACGTCCTCCCTGCTGCGTAACCACGCTCTGCCGGGACTGATTCTTGCGCCGAAGATGCCGCTCGATAACGTCGACGACGCCAAGTCGGTGAAGGCGAGGCTCAATGCCGAGTTCGGCGGCGACCGCCGCGGGAGCGGGCTCGTCCTCGAGGGGCCGACCGACGTAACCTCCTATGGATTCTCGCCGGAGCAGATGAAACTCGGCGACATCCGTGACATTCCCGAGGAGCGAATCAGTGCCGCAGTGGGTATTCCGGCTGCGGTGGTTGGCTTTGGGGCGGGCCTTCAATCCACGAAGGTCGGCGCGACAATGGCCGAGTTGGTCGACCTCGCTTGGCAGAACGGGGTCATGCCGCGTGCGCACATGATCGCGCTTGAGATCACCGAGCAGCTCCTCTCGGAGTTCGAGGATTCGGCTGGGGAGGGTATGGAGTTCGTTTTCGACACTACCCGTGTCCCGATCATGGCCGACTACCGCAACAAGGAAGCCGACACGCTGGAGAAACTCATGCGCTGGTCGGTCATCCAGCGTGGGGAAGGCCGTCGCCGCCTCGGTCTGCCGGTGGGTCCGCGCGACAGGGTCTATGTGATGAGCTCAGGGCTGACTGAGGTCGATGCGACGAAGTCGATGGAGGAAGCACCGGCGATCAAGCCGGTCGCGGAGACTGCTCCGGTGACGGCCGTGCCCGGCGAGGGCGCCCCAGCGGCGGCGCTCCCGGCTCCAGCGACACCCGCGCTCTCATCGGGAAAGGACCTCACTTCGCGCGAGACCACGATTGGCGTTCTCATTGGTCGGGGCATGACCACCAAGGCCATCGCAAGCCAGCTCGATATCTCTCCGCGGACGGTGGAGCGGGAAATCTCTTCGCTTATGGAAAAGGCCGATGTGAACTCACGAGCCGAGTTGGTGGGTTGGCTGGTTGAACAGAGGACCGAGGAAGTTGTACCTGATCCAGCGCCAGCTGTTGATCTTGGGCCCGCGCTCAAAGAAATCACCGAAGTGAAGACTCGTCTCGAGGAGCTCGCTTCCAAGACCACTGCCGACCCCATCATCCTGCGGCTAATCGAGTCTATCCACCAGCGTGGGCAGCAACGCGACGCTGTACTTGCTGGCGGAATTTTGGAGCTTGCGAAGGCGGCCAAGCCGCTCCCACCTCTCGTACCCGCCGTCGTGCGTACCAAGATGACGGTCGTTCGGGACGACAACGGCCGCGTATTGAGCAGCGAGACCGTGGCGACCCCGGAAGAAGATGCAGCCAAGTAACGTCTACCCGCGTTCGGTCAGGACGGCGATGGGGCGCGCCTACGGACGCAAGCTCATCCGCGCTCTGGCCGCCGCCTCGCTCCACGTCTCCGCGCCCCTGCCGATCATCTGCGACGGCCTCGACGGGCTGGTCGCGTACAAGGGAATGATCTTCCCGCGCATGAGCGGGGGCACGTTTACCTCGTATGACGACCTGATAAGCGAGATCACGGCGGGCAAGGTATCGCCCCAGGTGTGGTCCAAGCAGCACGGCACGATCGCCGGCGTGGCGAACTCATGGGCAACGATGTGGCCGCTCACGGGGATGCCTCCTGCGGGTGCCTACGGCGGAACGGCGCTCAACGCGCAGGCCCTCACCGACGCTAGCACCGGAGCGATGCTGCACGGCGGCAACGTCTCCACCGATACCAAGCATCTGGTGCTCATGTCGGGTATGACCACGGCGGCTACCGGCATTCCTGGCATCCTCATGCTCTACGACCGGTGCCTGTACTACCCCGGCATCAACGCCGCGATCACCTCCGCCCAGACGCTCGTGAATGGCACGGGTCTCCCCCGCTACACCACCGGGGCGCTGGTAATGATGTGGATGGAGGTCACCACCGCCCTCGGCACCGGAACGGGTGTCGTGACCTGCGCGTACACGGACCAGGGGAACACGGCCGGCAACGCCTTCGGCGCTGTCGTCAACACCGTCGCGAGTGCCATCGTTGGGCGGCTACCCCACGCCGGAACTCTCGTGAACAATCAGCACGCCCCGTTCCTTGCTCTCGCCGCCGGGGACACCGGCGTCCGCTCGGTGCAGACCATCACCTTCACGACGGCGCACATCGCCGGCGTTGTGGCCCTTGTTATGGGCGTGCCTCTTGCGATGATCCCGCTCACCACGGTGAATGTGCTGTCGGAGCGCGACACCGTCCTGCAGATCGCGGCATTGCCGCGGGTCTTCGATGGAGCCTGCCTGAGCTTCCTGTATATGCATTCGGGCGCGCTCGCGGCCAGCTCGCCGTACATGGGCGAAGCAAGGTTCGCTTGGGGGTGAGATGGCAACGAGCGTCCACGTCAACGCCGAGGCATACGCCACCGGAGTGCAGGGCGATGCATTCCAAAACGACGCCTTCCAGCTTGGGCAGAGCCTTCTCGAGATAACCGATCAGGTCACCCTGATCCTGATAAACGAGCATGGCGATATTGTCGGGACACTTCGTCTCACCGACAGGCAAACTGCAGAGAACCTGCATCTAACCCTCACGGACGTGCTCGCAGTCTGGCCGACCTAGCCCCTTGAGCATTCTCCGCAACAGCACTGATTTCAGCGGTCCGATGCGCTACCGCGGCGGGCCGCCATCGATGGACATCGCCAACAAGGACCGCGTGTTCTGGGCCGCGATGAAGTTCACCGCAGGGTGGGCCGAGAAGTTCCCATCTGCATCGACCACTCCGTACATCTTCGGGTACACGGCCAATGTGACCATCGCTATCAGCGGAGTCGCAGCAACATCGGCGATCAGCACCTTCGCCCTGACTGATGAGGTTCCTCTCACCGCCAACGTCGCGAACGCCGCGGTCGGCTCGCTTGCGGGAACCTCCGCACCAGTCCTTACCGGCAACGCGGCGAGCGGCGCGGTTGATTCACTCACGAAAGCCTCTGCGGTCGCCCTTACGGGACCGGTCGGCACTGCATCGACCGGGACACTTGGCTCAGGTCGCACCGCCCCGCTCGCTACATCAGGACACAGCGCGATGCAGCCGAATGTCTTCCAGGCGAATGCCTTCCAATCCACTGGCGATGGACTCGTCGCCAGCGCCGGAATGGTTACCGCTTCCGTCAGCAGTGACGTGACCCTTGCCATTACCGGACTCGGAGCAAGTGCAGCGACGGGGTCTCTGTCGCTGACTGAGACGTTGGCGCTTACCGGAGCAACCGGAACTGCGGCTGCCGGAGCGATAGCCCCGAGCGATGAGACAACTGTCACCGGGGTCTCTGCGGTAACGGCGATCGGGTCGGTCACTGTCGGGGTCATCGGAGATGTGACCGCAGCAATGAGCGGTGTGGAGGCGACCGCCAGCCTCGGAGCGGTATTTCCAATTGTCCCGGCTCGTAGCGGTGACTTCGGTCCCCTGCGTTTTCCTCAAATCAATCCTGATGTAACCGTCGCCATCAGCGGAGTCGGCGCAAGGGCGAGGGTTGGTTTGATCGGCTCGAACGCGATAGTGGGAGTAAAGGGCACGGCCGGCGCAGCCGAGATCGGGGACCTGGCTTCAGCCGTGTTGGCATACGCCCGTGGAGTCTTCGCTACTGCTGCGGTCGGAGCGGTGGGCGCGATCCACTTCGACATGGGCGAGCTTGAACGGGAGTTTGAGGAAGAGTTGCTCCTGCTCGGAATCGAAAGGCCAGAACTGGTTTAGAACGGTCGATTGGCGGAGACCCGCCACGCTTTGGCGGGCTTTGCGGATAGCAATGGCGGCCACCCAGCGATAACGCTTGCCCGACATATGTCGGAGAGGCTTGACTTTGCCCTAGAACTCAAGGCGGTTGACGCCAAGCAACGAATCATCGAGGGCTATGCCTCCGCTTGGAGCGTCGATAACGGCGAGGATGAGTTTGCGCCGGGTGCGTGGTCGGCATGGCTTGGGAGCACTCCTCTAAGTGAGATTCAAGTTCCGTCTGAAACCCATAACCGTCGTTCTCAGCCATTGGGCATGCCGATGGAAATCCGCGAGGATGATCGTGGTCTCTTCACCAAAACACGCATCCACAAGACGACCGCTGGCGATGATTGGTTGGCGATTGCGGCAGAGCGCCAAGCTGCGGGTATTCCGCTCGGCATGTCTGTGGGGTATGCCGCTGAGAAATTCGGGTTCCAAACCAAAAATGGCCGAAGCGTTCGCAGGATTACCCAAGCCGCGCTCCTCGAATACTCCTTCACTCCCATCCCGATGAATGAAGACGCGACCGTGACTGCGGTCAAACAGCAGGCGGACGAGACGAAGGCCGGCCGAACCTATTCCGCAGCCGAGAAAGCGTTTCTCTCCGGTCATGTCAAAGCCTTGCGCGATATCGCTGACCAAATGGAAGCTCGCATGAATGCAGACGCGGCTCCTGCCGAGGAGCCAAAAACAGAAGTCACCCAAACCAAGACCGAGGCGACTGCGGGGCCGTTTGACCTCGCCATCGCGCTCGCAAAAGCAAGAGGAGGGCTCTACGCATGAGCGCGAAGGAACTGGTCAAAGACCTCGAAGGCGTCAACGCGAACTATCGCGCGATCCTCGAAGAGTTCAAGGACAAGGCGGCGCACGAGATTCCCGCCGAGAAGCGCAAGGTGCTTACCGAGCTGAAGGCTCGTGGTGAGGATCTGCTTAAGAAGGTCCAGGACGAGCAGGCGCTCGAGTCCGAGCGCAAGGATATGGACAACATCAAGTCCTGGCTTGAGAAGCCCGCGCCGAACGTTCCGCAGCCCCAAGCTATCAATGCTGACCCCGACGGCCGCAAGGCCCTCGAGGCGCAGGGCTGGGAGTTCAAGAACAAGCTCGCCTACAAGAACACCTCGATCGGCACGAAAGTCGAGATGTACAGCGAGCGCGTCCTCTTCGGGAAGATCCCCGAGGACAAGGCCGACGAGGCCGCGTACATCCGCAAGACGCGGGCGGCGCTCCAGCCGGCCTACCGCGATGTCTACGACAAGTACATCCTCACTGCGGCCAAGGGCCGCTCGGAGGCGATGGCCTTCGCGCAACTCTCTCCGTCAGAACAGAAGGCGCTTTCCGAAGGCCAGGACGACGCCGGTGGATACCTCGTTCCGCCGGATGTCCAGGCCGAGCTTCTCGCCCGTCTCCCGCAGACGTCGATCATGCGCCGCTACGCGCGGGTTCAGAACACCAGTCGCGACACGCTCCGCTACCCACGGGTCGCGCCAGCAGCCGCAACGGCTGGCGGGCTTGCCTCTGGCGGTGCCTCGATCTTCTCATCTGGGTTCGTTGGGACGTGGGTCGGTGAGACGCCGGCCTTCACCGACACCGACCCCGGCTTCGGGCAGTTCGACATCTCGATCAAGAAGGCCCGCGTCGCCACGAAACTCTCCAACGACTTCGTCGCCGACAGCGCGGTCGATATCCTCGCTTTCCTCGCTCGGAACGGCGCGGAGAACCTCGGCCTCGTCGAGGATCTCGGGTTCTTCACCGGTA